ATGATGTTGACGGAAACGACCCCGGTGCCTTCGCTGGCCCTGCCGGTGGAAGAGATGAAGGACCATCTGCGGATGGGGTCCGGCTTTGCCGATGACAGGCTGCAGGACGGGCTGATCGAGGCCTATCTACGCGCCGCCTTGGCGGCGATCGAGGGGCGCATCGGCAAGATGCTGTTCCAGCGCCGGTTCCTGTGGGTGCTGGAGTGCTGGCGCGATGCCGAGCAGGCGCTGCCGGTTGCTCCGGTCGCGGGGGTCATCAGCGTCACGCTGGTCGATGCAGCGGGGGGCGAGGTGGTGGTGCCAGCGGGAGCCTACCGGCTGATCCCGGACCTGCACCGGCCCCGACTGGCCGGGAAGGGGACCTCGCTGCCCACGATCCCGTGCGAGGGGCTGGTGAAGGTCGTCTTCGATGCGGGTTTCGGCGCGGCCTGGACGGATATTCCGGTCGACCTGCGACAGGCAGTGCTGCTGCTTGCGGGGGAGTATTACGAGCATCGCCACGATGACGGCGCGCAGGCGGCTGGGCTTCCGTTCGGGGTGGTCACGCTGATCGAGCGTTGGCGGACGGTGCGCATTCTGGGCGGGGGCAAGAAATGAACGCGCCCCATCTGAACCGGGCGCTGGTGCTGGAGGCCGTGGTGCGCACCCCGGATGGTGCGGGCGGATTCACCGAGGCCTGGGTGGCAGAAGGCACGCTTTGGGCCGAGGTCCTGCCGGGGTCCGGCAGCGATACCTTCGGCGAAGAGCGGATGCTGTCGGCTGTTCCCTACCGGATCACGGTCCGGGGTGCGCCGGTGGGATCGGGCTCACGCCCCAAGGCGGGCCAGCGGCTTCGCGAAGGCACGCGGCTGTTCCTGATCCAGGCGGTGACCGAGCGGGACCAGTTCGGCCGGTATCTGACCTGCTTTGCCCGTGAGGAGGTGCCGAAATGAGTTACGGTGCAGCACCCGCCCTGCAGACGGCGGTGTTCCAGCGTCTGACGGCCTGGCCCGCGCTGACCGGCGTGGCGATCTTCGACGCCGTCCCGCCGAACGCGACCGGGACCTTCGTCCTGATCGGTCCGGAGGAAGCGCGCGACCAGTCCGACAAGACCGGGGCAGGGGCCGAACATCAGATGGTGATCAGCGTGATCACCGATGCGACCGGGTTCCTGTCGATCAAGACGATTGCCGCCGCCATCTCGGACGCGCTGATCGGCGCGCCCCTGAGCTTAAGCCGGGGCGTCCTGATCAACCTTTTGTTCCTGCGGGCCAGTGCCCGCCGGATCGAAGAGGGCGAGACACGGCGGATCGACCTGACTTTCCGGGCACGAGTTCAACTCTGAGCCCCCCTGACACCTGACAACGGAGAGCGAACATGGCTGTGCAAAGCGGCAAGGATCTGCTGATCAAGATCGACCAGACGGGAGACGGCCAGTTCGTCACCATCGCGGGCCTGCGGGCCACAAGGATCAGTTTCAACACGGAATCGGTGGACGTCACCAGCCTGGAAAGCCAGGGCGGCTGGCGCGAGTTGCTGGCCGGGGCGGGTGTGAAGTCGGCTTCGATCTCGGGCTCGGGCGTCTTCCGGGACGAGAACACCGACGAACGCGCACGGCAGGTGTTCTTCAACGGCGAGATCCCGGATTTCCAAGTGGTGATCCCGAGCTTCGGCGTGATCGAGGGAGCGTTCCAGATCACCTCGATCGAATACTCCGGCAGCCACAATGACGAGGCGACCTATGAAATGGCCATGGCCTCGGCAGGTGCCCTGACCTTCACGGCGCTTTAAGATGGCGAACCCGTGGGCGGGCGAGGTGGCTATCTTGCTGGATGGCCAGCGCCATGTGGCGAAGCTGACGCTTGGCGCGTTGGCGGAACTGGAAGAGGCGCTGAAGACCGAGACGCTTCTGGACCTGGTGCAGCGATTTGAAGAGCGGCGCTTCTCGACGCGCGATGTGCTTGCGCTGATCGTGGCGGGGCTGCGCGGCGGGGGCTGGCAGGGCCAGGCCTCGGACTTGTTGCGGGTCGAGATTGGTGGCGGGCCGGTCGAGGCGGCGCGGGCGGCGGCGGAACTGCTGGCGCGGGCATTCTCGTTGCCGGGCGAGTCATGAGCGGCATCGACTGGTCTGGCCTGATGCGGACTGGCCTGCTTGGGCTGGGCCTGGAGCCGTCGGTTTTCTGGCGGCTGACGCCGGTGGAGCTGAAGATCATGCTGGGGCGGGAGGGTCTGGTCCCGCCCCTGACACGCGCGCGGCTGGCGGAACTGGCGGCGGCGTTTCCGGATGTGAGGAAGGATCAGAGCGATGGCGGAAATCGGAACGATGCAGGAGCAGCTTCAGGCGCTGGAGGTGCAACTGGGCGCGTCCGTGTCGATGGTGGCAGCGTTTGACGGGGAGCTTTCCCGGATGCGGGAGACGATGATCTTTACCGGGCGGGAAGTGAACACGCTGTCGAGTGGGATCAGCGGCGGTCTGCGCAAGGCGTTCGACGGCCTGGTCTTCGACGGGATGAAGCTGAACGACGCGCTGAAGTCGGTGGCCAGTACCATCGTCGACACGGTCTATTCCATCGCGATGAAACCCGTGACGGGGGCGCTGGGCGGGTTTCTGGCGCAGGGGGTGGCGGGCCTGATGGGCGGCGGGATGCCCTTTGCCAACGGCGGCACGTTCAGCCAGGGCAAGGTGCTGCCCTTCGCGAAGGGCGGAATCGTCGGGGCGCCGACGACCTTTCCGATGCGGGGCGGCCGCGGATTGATGGGTGAGGCGGGGCCGGAGGCGATCATGCCGCTGGCACGGGGGCCGGACGGGCGGCTTGGTGTCCAGTCGGCCGGGGGGCGGGCGGTCAACGTCGTGATGAACATCACCACGCCGGATGTTCAGGGTTTCCAGCGCAGCCAGTCCCAGGTCGCCGCCCAGGTCAGCCGCGCCTTGGCGCGCGGTCAGCGCAATCGGTGAGGATAGTCCAATGGCATTTCATGAGATACGTTTCCCGGCAAACCTGAGCTTTGGGTCAGTCGGCGGACCGGAGCGGCGGACCGAAATCGTCACGCTGGCGAACGGGTTCGAAGAGCGGAACACGCCATGGGCCCATTCGCGGCGGCGCTATGATGCCGGGGTGGGCCTGCGGTCGCTGAACGACGTCGAGGCGCTGATCGCGTTCTTTGAGGCCCGCGCCGGTCAGCTGCACGGGTTTCGGTGGAAGGACTGGTCCGATTTCAAGTCCTGCGCGCCTCTGGCGACACCAGCGCCTGACGATCAACTGATCGGAACCGGGGACGGCGAGACGAAAGTGTTCCAGTTGCAGAAAACCTATGTGTCAGGGCTGCAGGATTATGCCCGTCCGATCCGCAAGCCGGTCCCCGGCTCGGTGGTGGTTGCAGTGGCTGGGGACCAGAAGATCAACTCGCAGGAGTTCACCGTGAACATGGACAATGGCGAAGTGACCTTCGCCCTTGCGCCGGATCTGGGCACCCGTGTCACGGCGGGGTTCGAGTTCGACGTGCCGGTCCGCTTTGACACGGACGCGATTCGGACTTCGGTCGCGTCCTTCCATGCCGGGGATGTTCCCAGTGTTCCGGTCGTGGAGGTCCGCCTGTGAGCAAGGAAGCCCTGCATACGCATCTTGCGACCGGGTCCACCACGGTTTGCCGCGCCTGGACGGTGCGCCGCCGGGACGGCGTGATGCTTGGATTTACCGACCATGACCGGGACCTTGTGGTCGACGGAGTCGCCTGTCGGGCCGACACCGGGATGACTGCGCGAGCGTTGCAGCAAACGACCGGGCTTTCGGTCGACAACAGCGAGGCTTTCGGCGCCCTGAGCGCCGCTGCGATAACCGAGGACGACCTGACCGCCGGCCGCTTCGACGGCGCAGAGGTTCAGGCCTACTTGGTCAACTGGGCCGTGCCGCAAGATTTCCTGCTTCAGTTCCGGGGCAGTCTGGGCGAAATCTCTCGCGTTGATGGCAGCTTCAAGGCCGAGCTTCGCGGACTGACCGAGCTTCTGAACCGACCGCAGGGAATGGCCTACACGCCGGGATGTTCCGCTGTGCTCGGGGATGGTCGATGCCGTTTCGACCTGTCTCAGCCGGGCTACATCGTCGAGGTCGCAATCGACGCGGTGGATGACGGTAGGGTCTTCACTTTCAACAACTTTGCCAGTTTCGACGAGCGCTGGTTCGAAGGAGGGCGCTTCTCGGCCCTGAGCGGTGCTGCGACCGGGCTGGTTGGCGTCGTGAAGATCGACCGGCAGGAGGGAACCCATCGTCGGATCGAACTTTGGCAATCGCTGCGGGCGCCGATTGCCGCCGGGGACACCGTTCGCATTCACGCGGGCTGCGACAAGTCCGCGACCGCCTGTCGTACCAAGTTTGCGAATTTCCTGAATTTTCGCGGATTTCCGCATATTCCCGGAGAGGACTGGCTTGCATCGTATCCGGTTCCAGGTCGCCCGAATGGCGGGACGCGACGGTCTGGCGGTGGTGGCACATGACGATTGGTTTGCAGATCATTGCCGAAGCGCGTCTATGGCTTGGCACGCCGTACCTGCATCAGGCAAGTGTCCGGGGAGCGGGAGCGGACTGCCTTGGACTGCTTCGGGGCGTCTGGCGGGAGATTCATGGCGATGAGCCAGAACCTGTGCCCGTCTACACGGCTGATTGGGCGGAACCTTCGCGGCAAGAGGTTCTGCTCGTGGCCGCGCAGCGGTGGCTTCGAGAAAAGCCTCTCTTGTCGGCGGCGGTCGGTGACGTGATCCTGTTCCGCATGCGGGAAGGGAGCATTGCCAAGCACTTGGGGCTTCAATCCGAGATCGGATCGCATCCGCGTTTCATCCACGCCTACACAGGCCACGGCGTGATCGAAAGCTCGCTTTCGATCCCTTGGGAGCGCCGGATCGCGGCGCGCTTTGCCTTTCCAGAAGGAACCGAGTGA